TGCTCGCTGGGCCGAGGAAACAAAGCTTGGCATCAACCTCAACGTCGCCGAGCAGAGCGACGTCCGAGACGGTGGCAGTTTCGGGATTTTCGACACCAATGAGCGGCTGCGGTGCCCGGTGAAATTCGATATTCGCTGGGTCGAAGACGAGATGTGTGCGAACCCGTTCAACGCCACACCCGGCGACCCCTACCTCGTGGACGGGATCCGGTTCGACCGCTTCGGCAACCCGATCGAGTACACCTTTTTTCGGAATCATCCCGGCAACCTGGTGCTGACGGGACTAAACCCGTTTGAGACTTACACGGTGCCGGCTGAGCGGGTGCTGCACTGGTACACAATCTCGAGATTTGGGCAGCACAGGGGCATACCTCTCCTGACTCCGGCGCTGCCGATCTACTCTCAGCTTCGCCGATACACCCTCGCCACGCTCACGGCCGCAGAATTCGCTTCGATGTTGGCCGGCGTCATGAAGACCAAGACGTCGCCCGAGGAAGGCGGCCAGGTCACCAGCGTTGACGCCTGGGAGCTGTTCGAGATGATCCGGGGCGCGCTGCTCACGCTTCCGGACGGCTGGGACGCGACACAGTTTCGCAGCGAGCAGCCGACGACAACCTACGGCGACTTCAAGCGCGAGCTCCTGAACGAGTCAGGTCGCAGCATCGGCCAGCCGCTGAACGTCGTGACTGGCAACTCCTCGGCGTACAACTTTTCCTCCGGTCGCCTCGATCATCTGCCCTATCAACGGCGGCTGACGATCCGCCGCTATCACCTCAAGCTGCGCATTCTCGACCGCATTTTTCGTGACGGCTGGTATCCAGAGGCGGCCATGGTCGGCCAGGTCGCGGTCGAGGCTCCGCCCATCGAGCAATGGACCTGGTCCTGGCATTTCGACGGGTTCGACTCGATCGACCAGAACAAGGACGCGACGGCCGATGACACTCGGCTGAAAAACGGCACCCAGACCTACGCCGAGACCTACGCGGCCTATGGCCAGGACTGGCGCGAGCAGTTCGACCAGATTGCCCGGGAAAAGGCCGCTGCCGAGCGTCTCGGCCTGCAGTGGCCAATTCTGTCGACGGCGCCGAGCGGCGGCGCGAGTTCGACGGGCGGCGACCCGAGCCCTCAGCCGGGCAGCCTTGAGCAGACGGTTCAGACGGCGATGGACGAGGCCGGCATCGACGAGAGGATCGCGGCCGAGGTCCTCGAGGCCCTGGGCCCGACGTTTGAGGCGATGCGAGCGCATCGCAGCCGGCCACACCTCAACGGCCACGCAAAGACGGGAGCGACGCAATGAACGAAGACATCTTGCACGTTCCAGCGTTCGCTCGACTGCATGACTATCTCGGGCTGTGGATGCTCGAAGAGAGTGCCGCCGCTGGCCTGTTTTCCTTCGCCGGCAGCATTGACCTAAAGGCTCATATCGACTCCGGCGCCGAACCGCTCAAGAGCGCCATGGAGAAGGTTGGCGCGTCCGCCGGCGGCAAGAGCGTCGCGGTGGTGCGCCTGCAAGGGCTGCTCATGAAAGGGCAGTCGTCCGTGGGCGGCACGTCGACCGTCCAGGCTCGCCGCGACATTCGCCAGGCCGTGGCCGACGATTCGGTCGGTGGCATTTTGCTCGCGATCGACAGCCCCGGCGGAACCGTGGCGGGGACCGACGACCTGGCGGCCGAGGTGCGGGCGGCACGGGCGAGCAAGCCGGTCTGGGCCCACATCGACGACCTCGGCGCGTCCGCGGCCTACTGGGTCGCATCTCAGGCCGAGCGGCTCACCGTGAACTCGCCGACAGCCCTCGTCGGCTCGATTGGCACGCTTCAGGTCCTGCGCGACGTAAGCGCTGCTGCCGAGAAACAGGGGATCCGCACATTGCTTTTCGCGACCGGCGCCTACAAGGGACTCGGCACGCCCGGAACCAAGATTACCGACGAGCACGTCGCCCATGTTCAGGCGCTCGTCAACACCGTACAGGCGAGCTTTGACTCAGCGGTGATAGCCGGTCGAAGCATGAGTGCCGAGCAGCTCGCCGCGGTCCGCCACGGCGGAGTCATGACGGCCGCTGCCGCGGTGAAAGCCAAGCTCGCCGACGCCGTCCAGCCGCTTGGCAAAACAATGGATCAGATGATGCGGCGAATGCAGGGCGGCGGCTCTGGAGGATTCGGCGCGGAAGCCGACGGCGCTCGCCCCGAAGTCGCTGCCGAGCCAAAGGCCGAGCCGGCCAAGAACGCGGAATTTGCAAAGGAGGCAGCGACCGTTGTAGGCTCGCTGCCAATGATTCGGCGAAAGTTGCCGACCTCCAACGGAGCAGAAAAATGACTTTCGAGCAATGGCTGACGTCCAACGGGTATAACTTCGAGGAGCTGAGTAAGCCCGAGAATGCCCGGCAGCTGGCTCACCTCAAGCTGGCCTATCAAGCCGACACAAAGCCCAGCGATCCCGACCGTGAATTCAACGAGCGGGTGCGGGAAGTCGAGGCCGACAATCGCCGGATCGCCTACATCCGCGATGCGGTCGTGACCGCGCTCGACCGGAATCGTGGCGACAGCTCGAAGTGCGAACAGATTCGGTTGCTTGGCGAATCCGCCATCAAGGACAAGAAGACCGAAACCCGCGACTTTGACCTGGCCATGCTCCGGCTGGAACGCTCGATCGGGCACATGGTTCTGCAGCCCGCCGGCGTCGGCCAGCAACTCAATGAGCAGATCCTCGAGGCCGCCGTCTGCATGACGAACCGGCTGCCGGGCGTCGAGAAGCTCTTTCCCGACCCGGTCCTGCAGGCTGCGCACAGTCGCTTTCGCCGCGGCATCGGACTCAAGGAACTGCTGTTCATCGCCGCCGAGCGCAACAGCGGATACCGCGGTTCCGCCAACGATGAAGCGGCTCTGTGCCGCGCGGCTTTCGCGACTCAGTTTCACGCGGCCGAAGGCGGTTACTACGGAAACTTCCGAGCCGACGCCGGCCCCTCGACGCTCAGCGTGAGCGGGATCCTCAGCAACGTTGCAAACAAGTATCTCGCGAACGGATTCCTCAACACCGAACAGGCCTACAAGGAAATCGCCGAGGTCCGGTCGGCTCGCGACTTCAAGCAGATGAGCATTTACAGGCTCACCGGCAACAACAAGTTCAAGAAGGTCGCGCCGGGCGGCCAGATGAAGCACGGCACATTGAGCGACCTGACCTATCACCTCCAGGTCGACGAGTACGGCATCGTGCTCGGCATCGATCGCCGTGACATCATCAACGACGACCTCGGAGCCTTCACCAGCGCGACAAAGGAAATCGGCCGCGGAGCCGGCGACGCTCTCAATGAGGTCTTCTGGACGAACACCTGGCTGCAGGACACGACATTCTTCCCGACCGACAAGAGCTATAACAACTACGACGACGGCGCCACTGACAGTGTGCTGTCGCTCGCCGGCCTTGATAACGCCGATACCATCTTCCGCCGGCAGACGAAACCCGATGGCACGCCGCTCGGCGCCTTGCCGGCGATCCTGCTCGTGCCGGCCTCGCTACTCAACACGGCCCTGCAGCTCATGGCCAGCCAGGGACTCGTTGTCGGCACGACGCCGGCCAGCGGGCCGCAGCAGAACGTCTTTTCCGGTCGTTGGCGCACGGTGAGTTCGGCCTATCTGGACGCGAGCTCGACGACTGCATGGTATCTGCTCGCCAACCCGGGCAATATCGCCTGCATCTCGATCGGCTACCTCAACGGCGCCGAGGCGCCGACCGTCGAAATGGGCGCCTTCGAGTTCGATCGCCTCGGGCTCGGCATGCGGGCGTTCTTCGACTTCGGCTGCGCGCTGCAGGAGTATCGCGGCGGCGTGAAGCTGAAGGGTGCGGCGTAAACCGGACGCCCACGTGGGCGGCGACGCGAACAATCCTGAATTTCGAGGCGGTTCATGAGCAGCGTGTTTCTCCTGAAAGATCGCGGCAAGGACAAGGCCGGAACGGTCATTTCCGTTCCGTTCGGGACCCGCTGCGATCTGCTCAAGGCCGGCGCCGCGCGGGACGCACAGGCCGAGGATCACGAGCGGCGACGGCAGCCGGAATCGCTCCCGATCGGCCTGAAGGAGATCAAGCCGCGGCCGGCTCCGCGATCGCCGGCTCCTATCGAGCCGCCTC